ATTTAATTTTAATAAAATAATTGAAAATAACCCATTTAAAACTCCAAAAATTGATTTAACTCCTCTTTTGAAATCCAACCCATTTTTATGAAACTAGGCGTCGCATATATCGCTTTCGATGGAGTAGAATTACTTGAATATTCAATACGACAAATTCGTAAGCATGTAGATTATATTGCGGTCATATATCAAGAAAAATCATGGTTCGGTAAATCCCTTCCAAAGGAGGACCTTTTAGTTTTACAGTCTCTACAAAAATCAAAATTGATCGATGAACTAATCCTTTTTAACGCATTTACACCTTTAGCAAAAAAGGATCCTTCCTCTATAACAAAAGCAAAAGGTTTTGAAAGGACCAAACGACAGCACGGTCTCCTAAAATGCTTGGCTCGAGGTTGTACTCACTATTTGTGCATGGACGTGGATGAATTTTATGTGAGCGAGGAATTTTTTACTGCTAAACAGGAAATTATTAAAAATGGCCATGAGGTAACTGCCGTTCGCTATATCAATTATGTGAATGTTCCTACTGTTCATCGTGGAATGGACGCAAGTAGAGTCCCATTTATTTGTAAGATTTCGCATAACGCTAAAATGGGAACTCCTTTTTTTGTGAAATGCGATCCTACTCGAGGAGTCATAAATGGCTCTAAGAAAACTCATGATTTTTCTCCATCGACAATAAAAATGCACCACATGGAAACAGTTAGACGGGATCTTCTTGCAAAATATGATTCGACTACTCGTGCAATTTTTAATCGTTCGAAAACTGGTGAGCTCATTTCCAGTATTAAATCAATTAATTCTAAAAGCTCTTCATTTAGCTTTAAAAAAATAATTTTTCCAGGATTGAATCAGGTAAAATTAACACACTGTGAAAATCTGTTTGGAATACCGTATGAGACATGGAAAAAGTAAAAACTATCGCGGAAATAGGCATCAACTATGCATATGGAACAGACACTAGTCGGTTTGTAGAAAATGCAAAGCGTTTAATCGACGTTGCCTCAATTGCTGGAGCAGACTATGTTAAATTTCAGAAGAGGGACCCTAATGTTTGTGTTCCTGCTGCTGAAAAAACAAAGGCAAAGCGGGTTCCATGGAGAAAAGAGGAGACGACTTATCTGCAATATAAGCTCGATATCGAATTTTCACACGAACAATATAAGGAGATAGACAATTATTGTGAAAGCAAAAACATCAGATTATTTTCTTCAGCTTGGGACAAAAATTCAGTCGATTTTTTGCGTAAGTTTGAGACTCTACTGCCTAATAATAAATGGGGAGTAATGATCAAGATTCCATCTGCCTTAATCCACGATTTAGACCTCATTGAATATGCTAGAGACTGCTCAGATTTTCTCCTTATTTCTACTGGAATGAGCACACAGAAGGAGATTGATAGAGCAATAGAAGTCGGTCGGCCTGATGTCGTGTTTCATACAAATTCAACTTATCCTGCTCCAATAGGTGAACTTAATCTTGACTATTTAGTATATTTACAACATATCAGTAAGGGTCACGATTTTGCAAAAGGTTTTGAAGTAGGCTATTCAGGTCACGAGTTTGGACTTATGACGACGGTCGCTGCTACTTTGCTTGATGCAAGGTGGATTGAGAGGCATATCACACTAGATCGTTCCCTTTGGGGTAGCGATCAGATGGCGTCAGTTGAACCGCAAGGCTTAATCAAGCTTGTAAAGTCGATTCGAGATATTGAATCTGCTCGAGGAGGATATGGGCCTCGCGAAGTCTTGCCTTCTGAGATGGAAAAAAGAAAAACACTTAGAGGAAAATGAAAATAACGCCAAAAAAAGTATTTCAATTTATTGAAGGCAATCTTAAGATGCTAGGAGATCAGATGCATTTACTGCCAAAGCACGAAAGGGAGCAAGTATTATATCGCTCAATGGTTTGTAAAGAGGATTGCATGAAATTAGAATATTGCAAGTATTGCGGTTGTTCCGTTCCAGGAAAGTTATACGTAAGGGAATCCTGCAATGGAGGAGAACGCTTTCCCGACATCATGGGATCTGACGCATGGGAAAAATATAAAGCTGAAAATAACATCGAAATACATGGCGACGTATTTCATTGACATAGATGACACGATATGTACGTTGAAAGTCTCAATGGATTATTCGACTGCTGCGCCCATTCAAAAGGCAATCGATAAAGTTAATCGTCTATATCAGGAAGGTCACCATATAGTTTTCTGGACTGCCAGAGGAACTATTAGTGGAATTGATTGGAGACAATTAACAGAAGATCAACTCCTCTCTTGGGGAATTCAGTATCATGAGCTAAGGTTTGGAAAGCCGGTATATGATTATTTCATCGACGATAAAAACATAAATTCTGAGGACTGGCTAAATGAATAAAGTTTTAGTATTAGGAAATGATCCTCAAATAAATTCAATTGAGTTTGAAAAATTGCCTTCGAACATCATTACTCTTGGAGTAAATCGAATATGGCTAAAGCATCTTCCAAAATATTTTTTCTTTCATGATTATGATATCGTTGAAGAACTTAATATGTCTCCTGAGATCTTGGCAAACTTGCAAATGAAGTCAACTATTTTTTCTAGTGACTGGTTAAGAAGAGATTTAAAGAAGAAGGGAAAAACCATTCCGCACTGGTTGCGGGTACTAGATCGACCTAGTCCACACCTCTTTCCTGATTCTGTGACTACTGCAATTTCTATTTTTAAAAGGCAGTATTTTTCAAATGTCGATCTTACTTTTTATATTGCTGGGGTCTCTTTGAAATGGACAGAACCTAGCCATTTTTGGAAAGAGATCGATTATTCAAACGCACTAAATAAAAGCGGACAGGATTGGTATCAAAATAGGTTTGTTCGAATTGAGAAAAATTTTAAAGGCTTGAAAAACTCGGGAATTAAGATGATTTCTGTTAACCCAAATTCCATGTTAAATAAGATAATGCGGTATGAAAATATCGCAAACCTCTACTCTAAGTAATTAATACGCCACCTTTACTGTTTTAGAGAGACAAGTAAGTTCTCCTTTTACCACTAAGTCCGACGCTGTTCCAGGAGTAGGGCTTAATTTTGTATCAATGATGAATGCTAGAGCTTTAAGCATACTAAATAGCCTATCGCCTAATACTGCTTGGCCAAAGAGTGGACCGTGTCCGACTTCTACAAAGTTTCCGTTTATCCAGATCTGGTTTGATGTTGCTTCAATCGCACTACCCGATGTGACTTCAACTTTTGAATTTGCATGAATGCGCATATTACCGCCCTTTAGTTCAATAATTGATTGAGTGTCTGCATGCTCTATCGTGATTCCTTTATCTCTTCCTATATTTACTCTAGAGCCTTTTAGCTGTAGCGTAAGTCCCTTACTAATGGTGAACCAGATCTTAAGTTCCTCGTCGCCGTCAAAAAGTACCGCATGTGAACCTAAATACTCACCGTTTTTTCCTAGTTCTTCACGTACATCCTCTGCAATCTCATGCAAAGAATAGTATTCTGGAGAATAGGGATTGCCGTTATCGAATCTTACTGCAACAATCGCTCCCTTTTTAGGTACCGAAAGAGAGCCTCCTTTTCCATCTTTACCAAAAAATGCGCTCTTTTGCTTGGGATATGCCCATGGCAAGTCTTCAACTGGAATATCGTCGTATATGCTAACTACCCTAATCTTGGCTCTACCCTCTTTTCGAGGATCGTTTGCATCTTCTACTACTCCAAGAAATTGCTTATCGATGAGATCTTCTTCTCTGCGGTTTATGTCGTGGTTTGGAACTATCATGCTATATTATATCATAAATTTTGTCTAGGTTCATTACCATAAATATTTCCTAGGTTTTTTACTGGCGGATCTATGAATTTGCTTGCTGCCTCAAGCGAAGGATTGATAAGACCGCCGATACTTGCAAACGCATTTTGTACCTTTTGGCCTGCTCTTTGGATATCGTCGCCTATCACAGGTAGACCAGACAAGAAAGATCCGGCTCGAGTAACATCGCTGCCGACGTTTCGTAAGCTCCATGGATTATTTATGTCAGTCTTGATTGCATCATCATATAATTTAGTGCCGTCTGTATATTTGCTCTCCTCTTCAAAATATCCAACATTTATCTTAAAGGAATTCATTAGTGGTTCTTTTGCGATCCCTACGCTAATTGGAGCGTTTCCAGGAGCAAAACTCTCTGAAAAATCAAATTCACACTGTCTGCACTTGAACTTAATATATCCATACTGCTCTAGCACATTCGAGATAATGTTTCCGCCTCCTAAAATGTTGCCAATTGCTGCCGTGTTTACACCAAAGAGATTTGCAACGTTTTGACCTATTCCAGGAAGACGATATCTGATGTTTCTCGCCTCTGCTAAATAAATGTCCATTGAAAACCATCTTAAGTTATCGGGCACCCTTTCTCTTTGATAGACCTTGTCGTATATCGAGTTTCGGTATATGTCTGCAAGTTCAGTGATCCTTAAGTCTACTGCTTCTAGTGTCTTGATATTCAACACCGCACTCTTTGATTTATTTGCTCCAACTGTGTTTGTGCCAGCTTTCCAAAAATTATTGAGACCTTCAATCGATTGAAAATACCAAGGTGCATTAAAAGTAAGATATCTTAAGATCTCCTTAAATGTTTTCATTCCATTCGCATTTGCAGAATAACCCCTATTAATTAAAAAATCAATCGCGCTGCCGGTCTGTTCTCCAAATAGTGGAGAGTCCCAAAGGTGTAGGTCTGGAAGAGTCGCCGAGTTATCAAAATTAAAGTCGATCGCGAACGTCATGTATGTAGGTTCGTCATAGGGGTCAGTAAATGAACCCTTCCTAAAAATATCGACCTTACTTCCTATT